AACCTGCCAATGCAGAATAATCAAACTCAAAGAACCTTAGAACGGGGGTCTGGTGTATACCCGTTAGAGATTAGAACACCCAAAACCTTTTTTCAAGAGATGACTAGACCTAGATACGTCTCTATACCGTGTGCTATACACGAGATTTTGCAAGCCGCCTTGCTCCATTTGGACCCTGGTAAAACGATGTATTATGTCATTTTGCCAATTCAATGTGTTGCTTTGATTTGGATGATCATATGCGCCACTAGAATTTATGTTGATTTTATAATTCCTTTAATTATAGATCACCTGAATACCCATAACTTGATGCGAAGCACTGACCCTATACCAACTTCTGAGTCTAACAGAAAGTTGGCAGCCTCTTCCATGAGATATCATGCTGAGGCTGGGCCTGAAAAGGTCACACCTGCCGAACCTGGCAGAGAAATAGACAACAATAACAACAACAACAACAACAACAACAACAATCGAAGACCTCCAAATTATGTTTCTGTTACTATGCCTGCCCAACAAGCTCATACCATACAGTTCACTGATTGGAAACCTGTTATTGATCACCTTGTTAACGTATTATCTGATTTAGGAAATATTGTTAATAAGTGCTCAAAGAGAATAGAAGAATTGGAAGCCAAATTACAAGCTGTTAGCTTAGTAACTTTGAAACATCAATCTATGCTTTCTTCCCATGACATGAGAGACGATTCTACACCAAGAACTTTTTATGAGAGATTTGAATCTGTAGAGAATGAAGTCGCTAAACATGCTGACAAGATCAGTACCTTAAAGAAACAACTTAAAGATATTGATACTATTTCAGCAAAAGTTGACGGAACTTATGATTTTTTAGCCAAGACTGTAACACAACTTGGTGAAAGAGTCGATACCCAAGCTATAGATTTAGCTTCGTTCAAATTTGATCTTATGGAGAAAGAAGAAAATAGTAAGCCAACTCTAGTATACGAGCCTCTTGTAACAGGATTTAACTTCGATATTAATAACAACAATTTACCCGTACACACTACACGAACGAATACACTTCATGTACAGAGACCTATTGAAAGACCTGTTGAAAGACCATTTTACACTAGCCTGGTTACTTCGGTTGGAACTGTAGCCCTAGGAATTGGAGAATCACCTTCACTTGAACAAAGACAACAGATTACAATACCTGACCTCATTAATGATAAGAGAGATTATAAATCAGCCGTCAATTTTATATTGCAGAAGAACCCTTCACTGCATGTAGAATTTCAAAGCGAAGCTAGAGGACCCTCCCATGAACCAAAATGGAGTGGATTTCTCTATGTTTATACTAAGATGACTGGTTTAGGAAATGATGTATTACAAACTCAATTTGCCAAGAATCATTTATTGAAGCTCACTGTAGTAACTAGAAATACATTCTTTTCAAAATCTGACTTAGAACGACACTTGTATCAAAAGCTCTTTGGATTGCTTTCCAAGAGTAATTTCTTGACCCAATTACAACAAGAAGAAACCAAATATTGGGCTCAAGCTGGACCTGAAGATTTACAACACCATATGACCGTCAAAGAGACTTTTATGATGGTCGTATTAGCCTATGTATGTACCCATTTGACTTGTATAGTTGGAATGAGAAATGCTGAACTTGGCCTTTCTCTTTTCATTATAGCCGCTCTATTGTTTATGCTCTATTGTGCTATTGTACTATTCGCCAAGAGATTAATGTTCCATTATGGTAAGTATTATGCCAAGAGGTTAGCCGTTAAAGCCCTTATGTGGTGTTATACCCCTGATAATGTTAGAACTGTCAAAGAAGTTGCTTTACAACTAAAGGATAGTCCTGTAGCCCAAGAACTC